TGTTACGCAATCACGGCCATTGTGAGATAGCCGCAATATTCGCTGATGATTTTCTCATCGCGAATCTCGGAGACCTCGACATAATCGCCGTCTCTAATATCGTCGTACCATTTCTTAACCTGGCGCATACGCGCTTCAAATGCCAGCCCGAATGTCATTGTTTTCAGGCCGATATTTGGGGCTTTGTAGAACTGTAAAACATTCTTTCCCCACATGTCAGTGCCGCTGAACGTCTGGCCCATATTCACGCTGTCATAAATCGCACCAGGAATGAGGACCTTCATATTCCACAACACAGGCGGAAGATCGCCGTTTACAAGCAAGTCCTGGTGCGTGTACTTAATCTGTTCACGCACTGAGGCATCGCGCTTAATTACCTTCGCGACGGCAGCAGGAATTACAACGTAATTCGGTTCAACGCCGGTTGATTTCCGAATTTCTTCCTTGCCATTATCCATTCTCACTTCAATGGCGTCGGTTGTACTATCGGAATCGAAACTTGCATTATTCCACTGTTGGGTTCCGGAAAGCGTATCCGTATTTCCACTGGTGGCGAAACTCGCCGCCGCCATAGCAAGATCGACGGCACGCTTTTCTTTCGCCATTAGAATGGCCTGTGTCAGCCCTTCCATTGTGGATATGTCCGGTGTGATTGCATCGTCCGCATTATCCCGGTCACGCTGTGTTACGATGTCCTTGAGCGCGTACTCCTCGCAACTGTAACTCGGAGTGCTGTCAATCGCCCATGAAAGTATCTCACTGGCTGGCGCACCATTGGCGCGGAGCGCTTCATAAATCCGCTGATCCTGTCGTCCGAACAAATAATATTTGTCGGACTCCTTGTTCACTTTGAAACCTGGAAACACTTCATCCGCGATAAGTGAACCGTTTGAATACTTTAAACTTAAATCCGTCAACGGTTTGTTGACGTGAATTTCTCCTCGTTTACTCGGCATTTTTAGTCACCTCCTTTATTAACTGGAAAACTCGTTTGAAATCTGGAGCATACAGGGTATAATATCCCCCTGCGCGGTCGCGGCACGAAGCGCCACTCCCACAATTGCGATGCCCTGCGTTGTCGCGCCGGCGGGCTTGCTCATAACACGGCCCGTGGTTGCGGCAATAACCAACGTATCACCCAGGCTAATCGTGGTGTTCGCTTCAACATAGGCGATTCCGCTGAATGTGAAATTGCCCACTTCTGCGGCAGCTATTTCTGCTGTGGCTACACCCGCGATTTTCTCTACACTCGATGCCCCGGACGGAAGCTTAGCGCCGCCCTCGGTCGTGGTGTCGAGAATCGCGACACGATACTGTTCAATCGCGCTGGTTGTTTCGTTGTTCGTGTAAGTCTGTGACTGTCCTAAATTCTGTTCAGGCATGATATTTACACCTCCCCATCGTCATACGAAACCGCGCCGCTCTTGACCAGTGCCTGTAATGCGGCTCGGTTGTTGTTGTAAGTGTCCGGCATTTCATGTTCTTTCAGATATGCTGACACTTTCGCTTTTCGCCGTTCATCGGAACTCGTTGAACGATTCTCATCGCCCTTGCCGTATTCCGACATGGCCGGGTGAACTTCCAGCGCCTCTATCTCGGCACGGACCGCGGCTTCGCCTGTCAGTGTGGCTTCGCCACTCTTAAACGAAAACTTGTCTGGTGTGGATGTCGCATTTTCCAGCGTCATTTTCCATGACGCCCGCATCGACGGTGTGAATTTCTTGGCGTGCTTATCAAGAAATGCTTCGCGTTCCAGCCCGGTTGCCACATCACGCGCTTTGCTTAACTGCGCGACTTCCTCGGTCAGCGCAATTTTATCCTCTTTCAATGTTTCGACTTCGGCCTTGACTTCGGCGACTGCGGCAGCTACAATTTCCTCCACCTTTTCAGCCGTGTTCACAACATTCTCGGCTGCGGCGGCAGCGCCTCCACTATCGCCAGCGGGTAGCTCATCCTGATGATCCGACGCCTTACTAGCCTCATCAATCTTGGCTTTCAAGTCTGCGTTTTCAGCTTTCAGTGCCGCGATTTCATCCTGTAGTGCTTTGATTTCTTCTTCTGTCATTGTGCTTTCACCTCCCGGTGAATTCCCTTCATCCAGCGCATACGCATTCGCCTTGTAATACATCACTGATTTTTTTTCTTCTCCATGTTCGGGGACGACCACGGAATAGACAGAATACAAAGCGAGAAGATCGTTTAAATTGCTAAGTGCCGGTAATTGAGCTCCCAAAATAGCCAATCCAACCGGCGCATGTTTAAACGATTTTCCCGTCGCCTCATCTTCAAACCCATGACATATTTCTAATGACTTCTGCCGATATGCTCCGGCCTGAATAACTTCAAATATTTTCTTTGGTATCCGTTTTAAATCGGCCACCAATTTATCGCCCTTCACGCGGAGATTCTCACACCAGCCGGCGGCGGGCAATCCGTCAGCGAATAGTGCACTTTGCTTTTCATTATGTCCAAGCTTAATCGGAATTTGTAAATGTTCTTTCAATTGAAACTTCGCATCGACCATTGATTTTAAATCGTCAAGTGTATATTTCTTTTTCCCGTTGTTGGACGTCCATTCGCCAACGGCGAATATTTCCTGGTCGTCAATATCCATTGTTTCAGGCTTCGCAAGTTTCGTGGTTATGTCCGGCTCTTCCGGGCTTGCCACTTCAAATTCAATACAGGTAAAATGATTGTCCTTTACCCATTTCTTCGCCTGCTCAACTGAATATTTATCCTTGTCAAATCGTATAGCCTGCACCTCGGCGCTGTCATCTTCTTTGACGCCCCATATCACATCGATGCCGGATGCAAACGCCCCGTTCTCACGGCGCATTGATTTGTAAATTCCGGGTTCATGTACCCGGCATGAATGTTCTTTTGGAAATGGCATTGTTTTACACCTCTCTACTTGTTGCGTTAGTTGCGTTTATATCCTTGTGACTATGTTGCGTTAGTTGCGCTAGTTCTACCGTTGCGGTAGTTGCGTTACAGTTGCGTTAGCGCTTTATTTCAACCCGCCAAAATCAGACGGGATTTCTCTCATGTCCGGCGGCTTATCCCATTTCTCCGGTGTCATTTTCAGCGGTACAGGAACCAGTAACGACCGGCAATTGTAATGATTCGGCGGTTTCAGGGAATCCCATTCGGGATCATCCGCCGCAAGTATTGTTCCGTCGGCGGCTTCGCAGAATGCGGTCGTTCTGTCATCGAGTGTTGCGCTATACATCAGCCCCGGAAAGTTGCCAGTCGCCGCGCCCTCACGATATGCAACCAGTCGGGAATCGTTATGTATCCGTGTGATATTTGTCCGGACAATCGTTTCAAGTCGTGGCGCGGAGGCGAGCGCTGTATTCGGTAAATCCCCACGCTGAATGTATTTCTCAAACACCTGACCGGACGCTTTCATTATCCGCTGCACGTCGGCGCCGTTGGCAACCCCTGCCAATATCTGATTTTTAACTTCACTTAAAATATCATTCCGCATTACATCTGTAACCCAGAAAGCTTGCGCAGCTATCTTTTGCTGCAACGTGCTCGCATTGGCCGCCCGCCATGCTTTGATTTTCGCCCAATCTCCTGCCGCTTCCCACTTCCGAATCATGGCGATCTCTTGTTCCGGTATGCGCCGGGAATCCATTACGATTTGAGCGAATGAATCAAAATTTTTGACATCCTGCATTGTATGCCGCGCAAGCGCGGCATCTCCAACCTCGATGTATGCGGCTTCAAGTTGATCCATTGCTATTTTTTCTGTTATCTCTTTATAGATATTATTGAAGTCCTGCAACCCGATTAATTTCAAATTCTTAACTGCGTTGGTATCCATTTTGTTGCCGACGAAAACCTTATTCGGCAAGTAACTCATCATTTTGTCTTTCATGCTCTGTACAACAACAGATAAATCCGTCATTGCAACATTCAACCCGTCATCCATATCTTTTTTTACTTTTGCAAAATTGACAGGTTTCTCAATTGCCGCTTTTTTCTGTGGTGATATTTTTTTAAACTTTGAATATTCTGTGCCGGGCTCGCCCGGTACTTCTGATTCCAGTTCTGGTGCGCTCGGCGCTCCGGGCGCTTCCGCCGCCACTTGAATCTCCACCGGCGGCAACCCTATTTTTTCACGAATCAAATCAGTATCCGCCGGCTGAATAATTCCGATTGATTTTAGTTTAGTCAATTCATCGGCGGTGTAATCTGAAACCCCCCGCGTGCGCGTACTCATTGAAAATGTCGGGCACCGCTCGACACTATAATTGAACTCAACCAACTGCCGAATCACTTGTTCATTCATCAGGTCTTCAAGTTCAGCCTGTAATGTATTCACAAAGTCGGCTTTCGTTTCGGCGTGAACCATTCCGAGCGCATACGATCCCTGTCCGGCACCCGGTGAAGATGTAAGCGTCTGCCCTAATATCCCTTTTGTAATCGCCGCGTCATGGTATGCGATAGCATTTTTGAAAGCGGGCGCTCCGCCCGCTGCCGCATTGATGAACTCGATAGTTATATCATCCGGAATTGTTATGGCAGTGTTCGCCATAATATCTTCAAGTATGCTTTGCAATCTCGATTGACTGGCCGTCTCGCCGGAGCCGGTTGTCGAATATTTATCAACTGGCAACTTCGCAACCCGCGTCGGCATACCATACGTCTCGCAAAAGATGTTCCACCATTTTAACAAAAAATCCTTACTCCAGTAATGTTTGTAAATCGACCGGCAATCACTCACGCCATGTGGCTGTCCGTCTTTGGGATTGTATGTGTATAAAATGAATTTATCTAACGGAACATCCGTGTACAAGCCCCCCGCAGTTAGTTGCAATGCGGTGATGGTTAAATATTCATCTGTCTTGATTTCATAATCCCCGGCGTATTTCGCTTTGAATTGGGCGAT